TAAGCTCTAATCGCTGACTCTCTCTTAACTCAAAGAAGTTAGTAGGTACATTAAAGTTAACATCTAAATTAAGCTCGTTAAGATCATATTTATCCCACATATCTCTTAGCTTGAGATGGGTTATGAATCCTCTTTTAATACCTGCAGCAAATCTCTGCTGCTGTCTAATAACAAACTTTGCAAACTTTAATTCTTCACGTAAAACGGTGGATTGATCAACAGTACGATCTTCTGGATCGATCCGCGTAGCTGGCACTTTAAGCGCTCTATAAAGCTTCTTAATAAAGTACATTAAATCACTAAGCTCACCTAAATTCGCGCCACCTTGTAGCTGATTAACAGAAGTTCCTTCTGAACCTTGTCGCTTTGCGAACCAAAATGCGTCGAGCATAGATTGTGGGTTAAACTTTTTAACAACATCAGTTTGATCTATATCAAATGTCTTACGTGACCAGTAATTTTGAATAAGCTTTCTTAAGTAAGCTTCAGCTTTTGGAGGAGCCATATTACCAACATCCACATTAAATACTAAACGTTCTGGTGCTCTAACTAGTCGGTAAATAACAATAGCGTCCTCAATAAGAGATAACTGCCTATAAGGCCTACGCGCATTTTCTAAAAACGGCACAGCAAAGTTTTTTGTCTCATTATAAACCCCAGAATTAACATAAACAACCTGATTAGCATCCATAGGTATAAATTCATATTTTTCTACCTTATCTGGTTGAGTTTGACTGAAAATAGGCTTCTTATAAATGTAACCTTTTGTTATCAGATTCTGTATATTATTATATACAGGATCGATAATCTCAGATGGTATGTTAACAATACCTAAAGCACCTTCTTTAGTGTAATCTTCATGTAATATTAGCTCAAAGAATACTTCACCTTCGACAAGTAACTGTCTAAAGTACTGCCAGCCTTTTGTTTTAAGATCAAAGAAGTCAATAAACTTACTAAATTCGGCTTCTATGTCACCTTTTTCATCAACACTTAAATCTATATTATCAAATAGTAATTTAGCAGCATGGCCTGATTCGTCGATATTTATTGCTTCATCGCAAATCTCATCTAAAGCGTCAGAGCACTCTGAATAAGCTGCCATTATCCTATAATCACGTAATCTACCACCTTTATTTTCATCAAGGCTGGCATACATAACATCTGAAAAAGAAGTATCCTTTCCAAAGTCTCCAATAGCCATATTGTTATATGGGTTAGATGCAGATACAGATGTCTTCGCTAAGGCTTCTGCGCGCCGAGTGCCGGCTTTATTAAAATATTTATACTTAGGATTTAAGTTATCGCCTTCGTCTAAAGAACTGGTATATGGCAAACGATTTTGAATATACTGTACAAGATTTCTACCGAAAGTAGAACCACGCCCGTCATTACTTACGTACGATTTATTTTGATTTGGTGAAGTGTCGGGCATCGCTTTTATTTATTCTGAAGTGAAGTAGAACCCAGCAATAGATTGGGTAGAACCCCAACCTGCTGGATTTTTAATTATTATATCAAACTTACCATCACCTGAAAGCGCTGGTATAGTTATATTCATTACATTATCTGATAGGATCGTGAAATTGCTACTAGGTAATAAGAATCCAGATGCAGTTCCAGTATATGTAGTATCGATCGCTGTAAAATTATTTGTTAACGTTTCGTTATTAGAACTTAACATTACAAATTCAGTCTTGGTAAAATTCTCACCTAGTATATTATAGTTGTAAAGATCTAAACCAGAAACTGATCTATTTATTGTTCTTGGTTCATTAGTCTCTAGTTGAGAACCTGTAGTGTTATAATATATGTTTGTAATATTAGGTATACCAGATAATGTAAATGTTTCTATATCAACAACACTAGATAGATCATTAAAGAAACTACTATAATCTAAACTAGATACAGGTTGGTTAAAATTAAAATTTGGAGATGAATTTACAAAATTATTTTCAATAAAGTAAATAGGCTTTGTCATTTCGTTTCTATCTCTAAACAACCAACCCTTAATTGTAAAAGTTGTATCTGCCACAGCTCTAAATTTTTCGTTATAACTTAACTCTGTAGGTGGTGTCATAGATATAGTTTGGTCCCACTCTACTTCCGTTCGTATCTCATTTATATTACCAGTATCAGTTGGCTCTTGCCATGCTATTACAATATATGGATTAGCATAAGGTATAAAGTTAGTTATAATCTGTTCTAGATCTTGCATATACCTACAAAGAATTGACATTTTAACAGATAAGTTAACCGGTACAGGCATATGCACTTTTGTATTATCTACATCATTAATATAATTATGTATATTATTTAGTTTATTAAATACTCTCTTATCATCATATGCCACTGATGTTAAGTCTACAGTTACAACAGGTAAAGTAATATTCTGAGCTTTGTTAACAATATCATACATCACTCTTTGCTTAGGAGCAAAAACATATCTAACCTCTATCTCTTGCTTAGCATTACCGTTTTTATCATAACGCTTAATTACTGTATCGTCAAACGCAGCAACAAATTGAGTTAGCAGATCTTTAATCTCAAAATTGTAAGTATACTTTTTCAAACCTTATATATATATTTATGAGCAGAGCCCGCTTTACTAATTAAACCTATCTAAAAAGTAGGCAGGTAACTTATGTTTACTCTTAAGAATACTCTCTACAATAGTAGCATCTAGTATATACGTAATGCAATAATCTTTCGATGATCTAACACCACGACCGCAAGACTGTATAAGTGAGCAAAGCATTTTATTTTGATACCAATCGAAATCATCTTTCATTAACCTCTCAATCCTAGTATCTTTAGTCGGTAAGAAGGGGGCCTTCATTATAATCTGAAATCGAGCTAGATCGTCTCGTAGATCAACGCCATATGACATCGACGGTGATATTAATACAGTACTATCTTCGGAGGCATAATGCTGTTCGAGTATATCTTCGTTACGTACACCTGGTTCACGATATAAGAATCTATCTCCATAAAGTTGTTTAGATAGTGCGCTTGTAATTACATTATTATGAGTATGAATAATACCTTTATCATCTTTATGATGTTCGCATATCTGTTTTACTATTTTTATTACATGCGGTAAGTTCTTCTGCATGTTGTAATAGTTTAGTTTATATTTCGAGTTACATACAATCGGAGCCTTTTCAGCACTAAAATTAGATTCAGCTTCAACGTATTTAAAACGCTTAACTCCTAACGTTTTACAGAAGTTAGCTGGATCAATAATAGTAGCTGACATTAAGATGACTTTATCTGCGTAATCAAATAGCCTATATGAAAGCCTATCAACCTTGAGAGGCATGAACGTGACACCCTCTTTATCCTTTTCAAACACATATTCTGCTTCACTCCACGAATTAATAATTAATGTAAGCTTACCGTGAAGATTTCTTAGTTTAATTATCTCACTCTTAAGGTCAATAAGTATACGTTTGTTACTTGTATCTTTTTTATTAGATAGTATTTCCTTTAGCTCATCAATTTTCTCTTCCACATCAACAGCTAAAGTATTTAACCACCTTTCACCTGATCTTGTTGACACGTACGGAACGTAATCAATATCTGACTTCCGCAAGAACCCGTAATCGATTTTACAAGTAAATTCCTTTACAAGCTGATCCTCTAATTCTGATGCCTCATCGCAAATAATAAACTGCCGCTTCTTAAGATGCTCTGGTAGAGAAAAGAACATACTATAATTAAGAGTATTAAACTTTGATACTAACGCTTTATTACGCTGCTCATAATAAGGACAACTGTTTTTAGCCCAGCATTCATCTTTAAGTCGAGGTAAATGTAAGCATGGCGCTAAGTCAACTGAAAAGCGATTATCTAAATCACATTGATAGTTAGATTTACCTTTAAGAACTTCTATATCGTTAAATAAATCCTTATACTGATCTTGTAAAGTCTTAGTTATAGTCAAGGCTGTACAGCCGAATGGAACCTCTTCATTACATTCATCTTCATGAGCATAACTACCACCTTGAGAGTGTTTATAAGCTAAGTATGACGTAACAACATCGTAAAATTCTTTAGAGCTCTCACGTGAAACATTACCAATAGTCTTAGATACAAACGATTTACCTGAACCCGTAGGAGCGTTGCATACAACAAACTTATACCCATCCTCAAAAGCTTGATCTATATTCTTTAATAACTTAACCTGCTGTGAATTTGGAGTATAGCCCTCTGGAAAGTTATTAAGTAAGTTGGATATCACAACCTTATTATAGTCCAGCCCTACTCAAAGGCAATATATAAACTAAATTATCATAAATTTTAGATTTATTAGATGTATCCATTAACTTAGCTTGTAGCTGTAGATCATCATCCTTAAGAAACGTTTTAAGCTTATAATTAAATGTAGTTATACCATCTTTAGTCTTTACGTCATACGGGTAAGGTAACTCATACATCTTAAGATTACCAGCAATCTCAATCATTAATCTTAAGTAGTGCTGCTTTACTTGAAAGATCATTAATCTTCCTTTTTTAAGAACCTTCTTATCAGTTTTAATAACTATATCTGATAATAGGTGAGGTTTAATATGTTCGATTATATCTTCTAAGCAAGCATTCATGAGTTCATATATGATAGTTTTTGTTCTCCGGACATTGGATATATATTATCGTTGAAGTATGTCCAGAATTCTTCATTCGCTGGAAACTGCTGCACTAAATCGCATTGATTCATATTAACGTTTCTATAATCTTGCATTAATATATCCCAAACAACAATAAGATTATCAGCAGCTTCATTAATTTTTACAGGACCTCTAGGCGGCCTGTAGTTAAGAGTAATTCTTCCATTACTCGAGTTAAGTAAACTATAGGATTTAGTACAGAGAATATGCCTCGTTGGAGATGATCCAGCGACGGGAACTCTCCTAACAAATCTTAACTCACAAACATTGTTAAGTAAGATATTATCAAGAGTCGCTCTCTGTACTATCATTCTTTAATTTACATATACCGAAGATTCTATCTTCGTTTAAAAATACACCTTTTTTAATTGTACCCTTACCTGATATATCCAAATTGGATACAGTTACACCTAAATTGTTCGGAAAGATAACAATATCATCTTCTTTAGTATACTTAGCTTTTGGTCCAGCGAGTATAACTCTTGCTTTACGCCATGCTTTTGTTATAGCATTTGTAGGTACGTAAATACCATTGCGCTGTATCTCACCTTCTTCGCTCTCATCGATGTATTCAACTAAGAGAATATCATCAAATATAAAGGATAGTTCAAAATCGTCTGGCAAACCAATATCACCCTCACTATGAGTTGATAGGTCGATTAGATGTTCTTCCGGTTTAAGTATATCGATATTGGCTGGCATATAAAATATATAGGTCTGTTTTTAATTTAATCAAGATACTGTTTAAGTTCGCGAACAGATATATTTTTGTTCTTAGCGATTAGATATAAATCACTCTCATCTTCTTGATCTTTCTTAATCTTTTTGATATATTTAATTCTCTTAAATTTTAGACGTGGTATCAGATTATAATACAATCTATACTGACGCTGCTTATCATCAAATAAAGCACCAAATTTGTTTAGTGTTTCATTTACAAAGTGAGGTGTGTCTTTACTATAAAATGAGAGCCACCTATTAAAAAGAAATGGTACAAAAGATTGCTCGCCTTCGAGGTCTAACTCACCAGCATTATCCTTTTTAGAATAAAATAACTTATTTTGTAATTGAAAGAAATTCATTAAGTAATTATCTTTGTTGTAGCAATCCACTGATCCTTAACTTCACGGTTAAATAGATCAATAACTCTAGTCATAAAAGTTTGAGCCTCATGGTCTGTCAAATCAGATGAGTAAGCAAATCCTGG